TGCCAGATCAATATTCCCCTGTTCCCGTGCAGTCTGAGCACGTTCTCTGAGGTTTGCAATTTCAGTATCTGAATCAATCTTTCCTTGTGCCAGTACAAGTGCTCGATCAGTTACTGCATTCTCCAGTTCGACTGCCAGATCAATATTACCTTGCTCCCGTGCTGTTGCTGCACGTTCCTTCAAGTTTGCAATCTCAATTCCTTGCTTCAGAGTTGCTTTTGTGATCACCCTCTGGGTTTCTGACTGCATGATTGCCAACTTTGCTGCACTCTCATAATCTCCATTCTTGATTGCAATCTGTTTGTCCTTCTCCAAATTCCCCATTGCAATATTCAGTTCCCTTGTCCCCTGTTGTTCATACAACCTCACCAGACGTTCCTCTGCATCAATCTGTTCCTTGGACCTGAGTTCTGCTGCCTGTCCTGAGAGTACCTGAGAGGTCTCAGAATAGAGGTTTCTCACCTGTCTGAGTTTGGCAGGGTCCATGACTCCTGCAGAAGTGGAAAGGAGGAGTCTGAGGTTATCCTCAGTGGATCTTTTCAACTGCAACTCTGCAGGTGAGGTTGCTTCTCCACTGATACGTTTCTTCAGGATGTCTTTGAGTTCATTCTCTCCTTCCCGGACCTCCGCTAAAAACGTCTCATCCATGTCTCCTATAGCTGCAACAAGAGTAGGATCTTGGACTGTGATTTCATCCACATCTGCTGCTGACACATCTGCAGGATCATAAGTTCCTATGGTGGGAGCAACTGCATCGTCTACTGTGCCAAGTGTTGGTGCAACTGCATCACCATAAGCCCCTATGGTGGGAGCAGTAACCTCTGAGATTGTTCCTACTGTTGGTTCAGTAATTCCAGTATCATCTACAGTGATTGTTGGTGCAGTTGCATCAGTAATTCCAGTCTCATCTACTGTGATTGCAGTAGTTGCAAACTGAGCAACTTCCTCTGGAGTCAGAGTGAATCTCTGAGTCCTGACTGCAGTGTTCAACATGGTCTGGAAGATGGATCTTTTGGTGTCTTCACTCAAGAGATTCCCGTCTCCTGCCAACTCCGATGCAATGTCATCAAAGACTAAACTCTCCAGTTCTCCTTGGGTTCTTGGAATTGTTGTGACAACCCCGTCAATCGTCTCTGTTTTGTTCTGAAGAATCTGTGAGATCTTGTCTGTAAACTGTTTGGTCTGAGGTCCTGCAGTTTTCAGGATCAGACTCTTTTGTTCATTGAAGATCTTCTCTAGTTCAGAGTCAGGAAGGTTGGGATAGACACTACTCATATACTCTTTGAAGGTCAGGTCTATGGGATTCCCAGACTTGTCCTTGAGTTTATGAATCTCAGGTGGAACAAGACCTAACTTCAAGGTCTCCAGATCAGTATCTGTGAGAATATGTCCTTTAATAAAATCTGTGAAAGTAAATCTTTGTTGGGAGATCTCATCATTTGCTGCATCTGCAAGATCTTGGGATGTATAAGAGTTACCAAACTCATCAAAGAACTGTTCAGGAGTCACCACTCCTGTGTTTACAGTAGTACCTCCTTGTTGACTACCTCCTTGTTGTTGCAGAACCATTGTCTCAACTTCTTGAGTGGTATTTGCTCCTGCAACATTTTCTGGACCAGAAGTGATAAAGGTGTATCCTCCATAAGTGTTTGGAACTCCTGTTACCCTTGTAGTCCCAACCGTTTTGACTATGTTGTTATTAGCTTGCTTGGTCCATCCTTCAGGGGGTTTAGTTGAGGACGGTTCATCTGTGTTGAATCCTTGAGACTCAGGGGTAGTAATGTGCGGAACTTTGGCTATCTCCTCCGTAATATTATAATGCATCGGGTTTAGATTTGCGACAGCCTGTAAACGGGCTAATGCAATACCGTCATACCATTTCCCATTGACCAGATATTGCTCCCCACCTTCCCCCAACCTAGTCGAGGTTACCTTAGCCTTCTGACCTTGGTTGATGCTAATTAAGTTATTATCACTCCCTGTAGTGTCAGTGTCTGTATTACCTGAAACTGAGGGATCTTGTAAATAAGACCCTGAAGGGTCAAATCCACTGTTAGAAGTTGTACCACTAGTTGACCCACCCCCATAACCCTCATCATCATAATATGACCTAATCGGTCCCCCACCTACACCAAACCCTTTGGTTCCAGAAATCGGTTGTCCTGATCCTCCTGCATCTTTCAGCATCTGTGCCTCACCGGGGTTGATGAATGCGAGACCCTCCCCTCTGGTTTGTTGGAGGAGCCTTGCAAGTCTCAGGAGTTCATCATCGGTTAACCCACCGGGGTTCATCTGTGTGTTCATATTACACCATCTTTTGTTGTGGCAGAGATGAAGGAGTATTCATCAGACCCACCTCTAACATGAGGTTTGCAATTGAGTATGCTTCACCAGGATCTGAGGAGACAGTATCAGAGAGTTCAAAACGGACGGAGTTCACCTTCTGACGGGCAAGGTGCATGGAGAACTGGTACACACCAGACCCCAGACGGTTCGTTCCAGATCCATAGTATTCAGACCCATAAGGATTTCCATCTCCATACTCATTCTGTCCTGTTGCAGTTCTGAAATCGAATGTGTGTTTTTCGTTGTAGAACTGTTCAAAGTTGTAGGCAACCCGTGCCTGAAGGACATGGTTACTCTTGTAATCTCCCAGAACCAATGCTCTACGGACCCTCTGCAGACCCTGGACACTGGAGGGTTTAATCCATGCAGTTGTAAGTTTCAGGTTCACTTGTGCATCCACATCAGTGTATTTGGAGGAGTCTTCTTCATACACAAAACCTCCTGAAGTCCTGAGATACATGTAGTTATCCGTTGCCTTCCATATGACTGCACCCTGTCCAGAATGGTTAGTGAAGGTGCTCCACTTCCCATAGTAGAAGTCATAAACCAGACAGGGACCTGACTGAGTGGTGAATCGAACCTGTGAGTTATCTGCCACCATGACTGCACTGGTGATGGTTTCAGAGTTGTAGGATTCTACTCCTGCACCAATGTAGGCAGTCTCCATTTTACGGTCTAGGAGGTAGATTCCTTTCTGGGACATAAACATAATCCCCAGAGGAGTCAGTATCACACTGTCCCGTGTGGTGCATCCTACATCTGATGTAACCAATTGGGGTTCTGAGAAGTTATTCTGCAATCCTGCAGGAGTGGGTCCATCACCTGTGATGTAGAAAATCCTCTGAGGTTCAAAGATGACCAGTTTCTCATCCATCTCTATGAGTGCAGTCACCCTCTCTGCCTTGTTCATGACAATGGAGAATACATCACTGAATTCCACAGGAGACTTTGCTTGCCGTTTTTTGGAATAATACAGGAGTTTCGGATTCTCAGATGAGACTGCAAACATCCTGTTATTGAAGTTTCCTAAAACAGAAGTTGCAGGAGGAGGTATGTTCTCAACAATTCCTCCGTTGGTATAGAGAAGTTCCTTACCCAACAACTGTGTATCATTGATGGAACCATCATCGGTGAGGGTTACTGAGTCGACTGCAGTATTATTTGCAACAGTTCCCACCTTGAAATAAAGAGTTCCATTGTTCTGTGTCCTGTAAACCTCACAGTTGACTGAGGTGTGTTCTGTAATCCTCAGAGTGGGTATGGTCAGAGTAACTGAGAGGTTTGACCCTGTAGGAGATCCTGTAACTGCAACAGAGGGTGCAGACCTGTGGATCTGTCCTCGTGCATCTGTGTGGACATAAATCACTCTGAACTGATAAGAACCTCCAGAAGTGAGAGCACCTCCACTTGCAAGTGCAGCAGAGACATTCTCAGGATAGAGGTGGAACCCATACTCCTCAACATTCTGGGAGTCATATGCACTTACAAATCCTCCTGCAATGTGAAGATTTTCTCCCAACTCCAACCCTTGGAATGAAGAACTTTGAGTGAAATCTACTGTGGAAAGAGAGAGTCCTTTAAGACTGTAAAGATCATCATCCCTGCTCACCAGACGGGTCTTGACCTGAACAGGAAGTTTGAATACTCCAGTGCTTGCATCATCAGTAACTGTGGTCAGAGTGGAGTCTCCAGGAAGTCCTCCTGCTATACTCGACTGTAGTTTTGCAACCACAAGACCTGTGGAATCCATCAGGAAATATGTGTTCTGAAGACCTGATGCATGAATTGCTACTGCATAAGTCTTGGAGTTGTAGTAAAACCCCTTGGATGCAAGTCCGACACTCCTCTTGAGGACTGAAGCAGAACCCATTGAAGATGCACTTACATCATAGGTTGCTTTCTTCACCAGATGGTCATAGTCATTGGTTGCGTAATGTTCATATATGATTACAACATCTCCCTCAGAATCCCTCTGCATGGTCACTCTGGGGATTGCAGTTGCAGTAGCCTCAATGGTGTAGGTTGCAACTGTAGTCAGATCCTCCCTCAAACGGGTTACTTTCAAACCTGAAGAGTCTGAATTCTTGGAATATCCTGCATATACTCCTCCATTGACAGAATCCCGGTACACTGTCAGGGAGTCCTCTGGATCATTTGCAATTGTGGTGGGAGCAACAAACCCATTTGCAGAAGAACCAATGGCTCCTGTCTGGGTAATGTATCCAATCTGAACCTGAGATGAAGAGTTCCGATATGCAAAGATTCCTGCATTATCCTGATACACTGCTGCATCTAACTGTTGCCCGGATGTTGCAGAATTCGATGCCAACTGAGATGCAGAACTGAATGTAGTAGGATCACTCTGGTCTAAGAGTTTGATGTCTATATCATTATCTGAAGTCTCCACATAGACAATTGCCAGACGTTGATCCAACTCTATGACTCTGGGAAGTTTTCCTGTAGCAGAGATCAGTGTATTGTTCTGGAGAACTGCTCCTGATGTGGCATCAATGACTGATGCTCTCACACCTCCCTGTGTGTCCTCCCAAACCATGCAATACAAACCTCCTCCATAGGCTATATCTGGAGAAGACTGCTCATAGTCATTCCTGATGATGTCTTCTGAAGTGATATTGACACTGAGTGTACCACCCTTGTTCACCCACTCGGAACGTCCGTTGACATAAGAGTAGAGGATGGAGTCTGAGAACAGGAGTAACTCATCCTGGAAGGTGCTCAGTGCATCTCCAGAACTGAGTGCAGTTGCAGACCCAGACACAGAACGGGAGAGTTTGGCATACCCGTATCTCTTGGTGATCGTGGACCCTTTGGTGAAGATACCATTCTCCAGCTCCGTCAACTTGGACGGAAGGACCATCTTCTGGTCTGTCTTGGTATCTAAAGACCCAGAGAGGTCTATAGGTATGAGAGTCTTTTCAAGAGGCATCAGAAGAGGCAACCTCGAAGTCAGGTTTTTTCTCTTCTTGTTGTTGTATTAACAGGATCTCTTCCATACCAAGTAAACGGTGCAGTCTCTGCTCTAATTGTGGAACTTTTGCCAACTCATTTTTCATACCAACAATCTCTTTTTGGACTTCGTCTAATGTCATTCTTTTCCTTTTGTCAGTTGCATTATGC